CAAAATTTCAAGGCATGTGGAAATTCAACTGCAACATATTATTTGTCTACACCCAATTATGATGAAAAGGTAGGGGCAGCAGGAAATCATACCTATGACTCAGGTGATGGTAGAGGAGTTGCAGTTCAAGAATTTGGATATGATGAATTAAAAACACACCTTGAAAAATATTTTACAATCAAAACACATTTTGGAACTTTTGCTTCTCAATCAGATTATAAACCAGTTATGAATGAATGGCAAAAAAATATGTTTAATGAACTAACAAAATATTATGATTCAAATCTTATTTCAAATATAATGGCACCATTTTTTCCAAAACAATCCAGAAACATTTTGTGGGTATTAAACAATAAATAAATAAAAAACAAAAATCATGTTAAGTATTAAACACACTCTCGCGTCATCTCATGACTACAAACCAACCATCACCATTGGTGAAGTAAAAAAATTAGTTGGTGAAAATCCTAGTGAAGAAATTTTATTGTATTACAATGACTATAATTGTAGTATAAGTTATAAATCTTCAAGAGGAGGTAAAACGTATTATGCACAAAACTTTTGTAAAAGATGGAAGTGCATACTAAATATAAATTTTATTTAGATCTTGCAATCCAGATTTCAAGTGCATCATATTGTGAGAGAAATAAAGTCGGTGCTTTACTTGTTAAAGATGATAATATTATTTCTTTCGGATATAATGGAACTATAAGAGGATTTGATAACAAGTGTGAAGATCATAATAATAAAACCACTCCTTGGGTTCTTCATGCAGAAAGTAATGCCATAACAAAATGTGCCAAATCCAATTATAGTTCCAGTGGTGCAACTTTATACACAACAATCAGTCCATGCATTGAATGTGCCAAACTTATTATCCAAAGTGAAATAAAAGAAGTCATATATTTGCATGAATACAGAGATATTTCTGGGATAAACTTATTAAAAAAAGCAAATATAGATGTTTGGCAATATATTCACTAATTCACAAGAAGCGTTTGAGTATTACTTTGATCAAATCATTGAATATGGTGAGATAGTAAATGATACAAAAGTATTGTATAACGTTGGATTTACAATCTTACTTCCAGAAGATAATAAGATCACAACTCCATGGAGAAAATGGAGTCAAAATTATGCAGAATATGAATGGGATTGGTATTTGAGTAAAAACCCAAGTGCAGTTGAGATTTCAAAACGTGCACCAATATGGAAAAATATGATGGATCATAATGGCAATGTAAATTCCAATTATGGTTATCAATGGTCAAGGAATAATCAACTCGAAAAAGTAGTTGAAATGCTTAGAAAAGATCCTACAACAAGAAGGGCAAGCATTTCTTTATATGATGGAAAAGAAATAGACTTATACACAAAAGATACAGTTTGCACATACGCAATCAATTTCTACATAAGTAATCAAAGATTAAATATGCAAGTTATGATGAGATCCAACGATCTTGTTTTTGGATTTTGTAATGATCAATATTGTTTTAGTGAATTACAAAAATTGGTTTCAAGAGAAGTAGATTATGAAATTGGATCTTATTTTCATTATGCTTGTAATATGCATGTTTATAGTAGACACTATGATATGAAACAAAAATAATTTTTTTACTTTCAAACAAAAGGTTATATTTGCACTCTAACAATCAAAAACTATAAACATGAGAACATTAGATGAAATCTACTTTGAACTTAAAAATCACCCTGATTGTATTCAATTAGAAATTATTGATAAAGACCGAATAGTTGAAGATGTGAGAGATGCAATAGAATGGCTACATGATGGTATTTTAGATGAAGATGAAAAAGATGAACTCGCTGAACAATGGTTTGAAGAACATAGGCAAATTCTTAAACTAAGATTTACAAACTTCTATGAACAAGAAGATGGAAATTGGTTATTACTTTATTCGAAAATTGAAGAGTGGTTAGAAAATAAAAAATAACAAATATGAAAAATCCTAAGTATATGAAGATTGATGAATTACATGATTATGTAATTTCATTGCCAATGACTGAATCTAACCGTAAATTTTTCGACACACTCGATAGATCAAAAGTTAGACTCCAAAAGAAAACTTATCTTGACATAATTCAATTTTTAGAAAAAGATAAAGAAAATTTTTTTCTCAATCAAAAGAATTAGTATATTTGCACTTCATCAAACAAACTCGGGGACAGGAAAACTGAACAACATTAACTATGGATCAGAAAGAAAAAAACCGTTTAATGAAGATATATCTTGATCTTTTAAAAAAAGACATCAAGAAAGTGGATCATGTAATTGGATCAGATGAACTTTATGATATCAACTATCGGATAGAACAAATAGAAAAAATTTTAAAAAATAAGGCAACTGTAAAACTTTAGTTGTATATTTGCACTCTAACAATCAAAAACATACCATTATGAACTTAGAAATGAAAAGAAGGAATGAACACTATTTTAAGATAACCTTGAATCTCATGAATGAAGGTGGTGTTTATATTTGGCCTGACACGGGACATGTTTTTACTAAAAAAGAAGGTAAGTTTGTTGGTAATAAACAAGCCTGTAGGTCAGTAAGAGAAATCATCACAAGAGACTTTTTTGAAAATTTTTTTTCACAATTGTAAAAAGAGGTTTATATTTGCACTTTAACAAACAAACTCGGGGACAGGATTCTGAACACACACAACTATGGGACTAGATCAATATCTTTACAAGAGAACAGCACTCAAAACACATGAGTTTTTTGAAGACAATGAAAAACATCATGTTAGTATTATTCAAGATGGTAAACAAGTAGACATTGTAAAAAAAGAAAGAATTTCGAGTATTACAGAACTTGTTTGTAGTTGGAGAAAATTCAATGCCCTTCAAGGTTATATCATGACACATTATTGTAGTGATGATTTGACTTTAACTAGTCCCATCTATTTACACAAAGAAGATTTTGAAAAACTACTTGATATTGCCAACACTGTTGACACAAGTCTCAGAAAATCTGGTAAAAAAATTATTCAAGAAGAGGTTGGATCAAAAAAAACAGAAGATGGTAAGTTTGTTCCTTTATATGAAGATGTAGAAGTTTACATTGATACAGAAGTTGCATTGAAACTTTTACCGCCCTCTCCTGGATTTTTCTTTGGATCACAACTTATAGATGATTATTATAAAGAAAATGTTGAAACCTTGATCCAAGAATTACAAGACATTCTTGTAGAAATACAAAAAGACAAAGAAAAAAAGGCTTGGACTGATTGGTATTATACTTCAAGTTGGTAAGATTTTGTGTTGTGTTCTAGTTTTTCATGTCAAAAGGGGTAGAAAAATTCTACCTCTTTTTTTTTACTTTCAAATAAAGTTGTATATTTGCTGTCTAAACAATAAAACATGACACAATCAAACATCATTTGGGCAGTTTCACAAATCTCAGTATGGATCAATGAAGAAGTTGGAACAACACAAGACAATCTTATTGTATGGTATTGCAAGAATGGAACAGAAATTACTTTGGATACCGAAAATAACTTTTTAGATATTTGTGATCCAAAGTTAGACAACAAAACTTTTTTTGCGATTGCAGGTTTGTGTCAATCATTATCACTAGAATTATTTGATACTTTTACAGAAAAAACTACTAGATCAAAAAAATAGTTGTATATTTGCACTCTAAACCAATAATCATGACAACAAAAACAACACTTGTAAGACTTTCTGAAACTGAATTAGAACTCATTGCACACTGGATCTGGAACATTAGAGACAATCATAGGACGGATCCTTGGAGTGAGCAAGATGAATTACTTGCAGATAAATTGGAGTCTGCAGGTTTTAGACTAACTATTCCAAATTATCCAGAACAATTTAAATAAAAAAAACATGGGATACGAAGACGTAATTAAACCAAAACTTAGTTATTTCGAAGCTAGATTTATGGTAGGATTTCTAGTTGAGAAGTATGATTACTTGCAAACACTAGAACAAACCGATGCCATTAAAGAACAAATTGAATTTGTAAGATCGGTTCACAACAAAATTATGAAACAATTAGAAAGATAAAACTATACAACTATGAAAATGCATGTTTTTATTGAACACGATTTACCCCTTTGGGAAATTAAACCTTTGAAAGGTACCGACAAATATTTAAAAGAAAGATGGTTTTTAGTCGGAAATTTACATTATATTTTGTCCAATGTAGAAATTACCGACTTTCAAGTATTTTTTGAGTTGAGAGATAAACAAGGTCTCATAGGATCTTATGTTTGCTTTCTTGACAATTGGGAAAGATTGGTTAAAGTAAACAAGACAATTAAAAGTAGAAAAAAAATTTTAACTTCCTAAAAACTAAACAACTATGAAACTATTTCATGCTTTCACTTATGACAAAATGTATCAAATCAAGAAATATGGTTTGATCCCAAGTAGGATTGACAACTTAATATATGCTTGTGATAATAGTGAAGATGCCTTGGAATGGGTATTAGACCGTGAAACTATTAGAGGCAAAAAAATATCAAAGTTGGGTATGGTTATATTTGAATCTGAGGCACAAATTGGAAGTGATCATAATCAAAATTCATACCAAGGTGTAAATGTATACACAGTTCAAGGTCGTGTTCACCCATCAAAACTAAACTTTGTTCAAGTTGATATAACAGAAGATTATTTCTGGCAAAAAAATGAGTCCAATGATATTCAACCAGAAGATCCTAGTGATGAATTGTTATTTGAGATCTTCTACAAAAGTTTACAAAATAAAATAACTGTGGATACAAAAACAGGAAAACAAACTGTGGGTCCATTTTATGAACTCACACAAAAACAATATAGACAATTATTTGACTCATTAGGGTCAAAATCTGACCATGTTTTAATGAACTAGTATAATATATCAATTAAGATAAAACGGGTTCTTCTATAATATCGTCGTCATCAGAGAGGACAACTGGGCCACTTGGTGCAACAACCTTCGTTGAGCATTTGGCATACGCCGTTCTATAATCTGAACCTTTTGATTTTTCTTGAGCAATACATTGGCCAAGTGTTGAGTCTTTCGGAATATCTCCGAAGTCTTCTTGCTTTTGCCAATACTTATAAAATTCATTAAATGATGATAAACAAAATGCACCTCTTTCTTTCATTGAAGGAAATTGAAGTCTCATTTTATTATTTTTCATGCATCTACTTAAATAGATTCCTCTATTTTCTGCCTTTTTAGGTTTAAGAACAAAAATATCTTCTGACATTTTTTGTGTTTGACCAATACATATCGCAACCGCTTGGTCATGATCATATTCTTCACTAATTTTACTGATACAGCGTGAGATATATTTATTTTTGTCTTCTCCTGGTTGTAATTTTGGAATTGGCATTTTATAAGTTTGCTTTTAGGCGTTTATTTTCTGCATGTAATTCATCAATTTTTCTTTCAAGTTCTTGGATCTTTATATTGAGATTATGGATTTCTTCTTTCAAATCATCAATAATTGTCTTATAAAGATTTACAGAAATTTCCAAATTTCTTAATACAGAATTCTCAACTTCAACTTGTTGTTTTCTTCTACCAACTACCCAACCTGCAATACCAGTTAAAGCATTTGATAAGATAAGAATTAAATCATTTGTCATAGTCCACAGCAATAAAAAGTTGGGTCTCCATAAATTACCATGTCTCTTGGAATTATGTCTGGGTTTAAATTTCCATATCTATTTCCATTATACAAATGGATTCCGGAAAAGTAATTTTTTCCGAGGTGTGGTTGAAGGCCTGATTGTGGATTCCAACTATAAACAAGAGGATAATTGTTGGAGTTAAAAATTAGTTCATCAATCATTCTTTGTTCAAAAAATTGAGATCTATCATCGGCTCTTTGTTGCATGTATTGCATCTCTTTTATTGATACAGTTTGCTCAGATCCGTTAACAATTCCGTTATTCTTTATACGCATGAAAATGGACGGGAGACACTCCATATACGCAGCCCAAAGCAACATCGGAGATACAAAGTAATTTAAAAAATTGCTATTGATTGTTGTTAAAGTATTTCACCATTTGGAATTGTTTGATCTCAATTTCTGTAGGTGCACCACCATCACGAAGTGCCAATAACTTTTCAAATACTGCCTTAATTTCAGTCTGGATCGGAGCCACAACAAGTCTTTGAAAATGATCTTGTGCTTCAAGGTGTTCACTTGATCCAAGTGATCCTGGAACTTGTATACCCAAAAGTTCTGGTGAACTAATTTGATGTGATGTAAGGATTGTTTCTTGAACCATTTGATTTAATTCAACCCACATTTTGTCAGATGAATTACTTGAAATAGGTGTAATTTCTGGGGCATTATCTTTTGAATCACTAAAAGTTAAAAATAATTTTCCAGCCTGGTTCGATCCACCAAATTTTGCATTCATTTGATTATAGATCATCTCGCGTTCTTCAGGTCCTGGTATTCCTGTATTAAGTGAAACAAATAAAGATGGTGTTAAGCCATTTTTAATGTTATTGAAATGCCAGTTAAAAATTTCAATTTGTGTAGCAATTGCCGTGGCGCCGCCCCAATATGAAGGTGTTGCGTAATAATTATTCCCACAACTATGAGTGGTATAATAAAACACTTGCGAATTTTCTTCATGATTTGGATTAAATGCAGGAAGTTTTCTTGGTTGGAATTTTTTTGGAAAAGCCCAGTCCGCTGAGTAATAAAAATTATTTATTCTATCATTGAGATCTGATTTTTCGGCTCTCAGTTTTGATGCGTCCATATAATACATTTCAAAACCTTGTTCACGATCTCTTCTCCAAACGATATTCAATGCAAATGCACCATACAATATAAAATCAAGACATGCTTTACTCCAAAGATCATATACTTTATCACCAATAGAATTGACCATTTCAAGTCTTGTATCTTCTAGGCTTTTGAGTGTAATATCTTCTCCTCTTGTTGCATACCATTTTGATGTAATACATGCTCTATGCGTTGGACTTGTATTGTAAAGTCTAATCAATTCTTGAGGTGCAAGATTTGCGATGCCATAATAAACCCAAGGAGTTCTTGTATTTACTATAAGATTTTCTTCAATTATTGGAACTTGGGCAACAGCACCAAAGTCCAAAACCTTCAAATCAAATTCTTTTTTTGTTTCACTCATATTATTAAATATAGATTATTTGTTCAATAATCATGGATTAAGTTCTCCAGGGGCAAAAATTATATTGCTATTGTCTTCATTAGGTGAAATATATTCATCATAGAAGTCATTTGTAGTTTGTGCACTTTGTGGCAATACAATTGCCATACCTGTTTCAACTTTATTATACGCAAGTGCTGGATTTAAATTTCCAGATCCTTGAGTTTGCTCAAAGACACCATAAGTATATTCTCCTTGGTATGGAAAATTTATTTGTCCAACACCATTACCTTCTGTAAATAAAAATTCATCATACCTAGTCTTATGAGTTGAAATATCTGTTGGTATAAATTGCACACTTTGTTTTGAAAATATATGTGTGAAACTAAATAACCATTCTGGATTTGGCAACTCAGCATTTTGACTAACCGTGACGACAAGAGAATTTACTTGATTTGGTCTTATTACTAACATAGGCTAAATATGATATAAGGGATCACTAGACCCCTTATACCATTTTATTTTTTTTTAGATTGATTCTACTGTGATACCTTGAGCGATTGACGCCAAAGAACCAGATAGTGAATTGATCGGTTGTTGTTCAAGCGCTTGGAAAGTCATGTTCAGACCATTTTGATCTCCCAATGCTTTTCCGCTAACTTGTGAACCTGCGCTAATGAATGAGCCATAATTCTGTCCCATCAACCAATATGTACCGTTATTATCTGAGAATACAATTGCCAACTTTTGATTTTGTGCTAACACCTTCAAAACATTTCGTTTATCTTGTGTCATTTTTGCAAAATAAGTTGTAAGTTCATCAGTATAAAAAATTGTGCCGTTTTCTAAAGAAGCGTTGACAGTCTCGGTAAATTGAGATGAAGTTCGGATTAACTCAAAAGCGTAAAAGGTCCCTGTGCCACTTATTGCTGTGATCGTATCACCTGTTGATTGTGTGATTGATAAAATATTATCAAAATCGGTGATCCAAGCATTTGCCACGCCACCTGCATTGTCTCTACAACCTAAAGGAATACCAGCAGTTAAATTACAAGCCATTTTAATTATCTTTTGTTTTTAAGTTTATAATAAGTAGGCCATTATGACCTACTTATAATTATGCCAATCCGTTCGTCACGAAAAATTGTGGAAATGCTACAGCAACTCCCAACTTCCATGCACTCATTATTCTAACTTCTTGGAAGTCCATAGACCACCACGCTCTAAATGAATCTTCGTCGCTCATGAGATCCGTGCCTGCTAGCATATATTGGGAGGGACCTGCAATGATTTTGTTAGATGATCCAATACCAGGACAACCTACAACTCTAAAATTAGTTTGTGGGTGGAATACCTCGTAAATTGAACCAAGTTTTGGTTCAGTGAAATGAAAGTTATTAACGTTCCTAATTGCGGTAAGGTAGCATTTGAATTGACTCAACGACATATAGATAACAACGTCATCACGCTGGAAAATATTTCTATCAAGACCGTTGATAATATTATCAACTTGTGTAAGCACGTTGTATGCTTGTTGTTGAGTTGATGAACCAGTCACGGAACAAAGTGCAGTTTGACCAGTAAGAACATTGAATCCAGTTCCAGAGTTTGCATTAGCAAATAATTCAAGGAAACCAGAATATGTGCTTGAACCAGAAGTTGCTTGCCATAATTGATCTTCGTTGAAACGCTTAATTTGTTTAGTTTGCAAATCTGTGATTGCTGCTTCGAATGGAGCTGTTTCATTATAAGATCCTGCATTTAAAAACTGCCCGAGCCAGAGTGTATTTAATTGTTCCAGGCAAAGGGATTGATTCACCTTATATGCCTGAACTGTCAATGGAGCCACAGTAAATTCTGTTGTTCCAGAGTTTGTGAAACCACAGTTGGTTCCAGTTTGAACTTGCAAAGTTTCTGAAAGTAGATTGACATTTTGTGTGCCTTTAATTCCCGGAATGACATTCAAATATTTCATACTGATTGGTTCAAGAACCGCCTCAGATATAATATCAGTTGACAATTGGTCTACGTATGAGCTCAAACCTGCAAGGTCGTAAGAAAAGTTCAATTTTTTTAAAGAATTTTTCATTTGAGTTTGTTTTTTTTTCTAATTTATTTTTGAGATAGTATTTCTACTAATCTTCTGTATCCATCTAATTTTGAAGATGATGGAATCTCTTCATTTATAGTTTTTTGGGTATAAACTTTTTCTCCAGCCGGTTCTTTTGAAAACTTATTAAATTTTGTTTCAAGAGTTGAAAATCTTGATTCCATTTTGTCTAATTTATTTTCAAATTTTTCAAGTGCCTTTTTGAAAAGTTCTGCAATTTCTGTCATTTTTTCGTCTTCCATTTCTTGTTCTGGTTTTTCTTCAACGTTTTCACGTTCAACAATTTTTCCATCTTTTGAAATAACACGAATTTTAACATCATTGCCTTCAGAATCTTTCAATACCACTTGGTGTTCTCCATCAGGTGCCGGAGTTTTTTTGCCATCCTGATCTACAACATCAATTGATTCGCCAACGTCAAAAGTAGGTGATTCCACTTTTGCACCATCAGCCGTTTTTGCTTCAACGAATTTACCTGTCTTTCTGGCCTCATAGTCTTTGGTATCTTGATAACCTTTAATTGCGCCACCAACAATTGAAATTACTTTTCCACCTGTTGTTTCATATTCTCCATCAGAGATTGCAGATAATGTGCCATCATAACTTACTTTTTTTACAAGTAAGCCTACACTTGGTTCATCTCCACCAATACGAATTATTTCGCCATTTTTTAGTTTAACATCGCCAAATTCTAATTCAACCTGAGACATGTTTTCATCTGCAATTGCTTCCTCTTCATCTTTGACTTCCTTGATCTCGTCTTTGGTTTTCATTTCACCCATTTTGATTTTGCTTATTTTGCCGTCTGCGACTTCAATTTCAGCACCATCATCAAGTTTGTGAACACCATCTGGAGCAGGAATCATTCCTTCATCGGTTGCAACATAAATCGGAGCACCTAGTTCAAGTTCACCTTCCATTTTGAGTTGAACACCTTGTTCAGTTTTCGCCTCATAAAATTTTTGTGGTTCCAAACTAAGTAATCTTTTGATTTTTTCGATTGCTTGTTTACTAGTCATCTTTAATTGATTTTAGTATTTTCGTTATTTGGTTTATTTGTTTGTCTTCTTTTGAGAAAACTGATTTTTCTGCGAATAATCCTTCAACAGAAAATCCATTGAGAGTTTTTGATTTTATAAGTTTCCAGACTTTATCATCATTGACTTTCATGCTTACAAACCAAGTCCCTTCAGGAAGTGAAAAACCGTATTTATGTGATTTGTCATAAATTGGATCTTCACTTATCCAAGACTCAGATATAAATACTTTATCTTTTCCTAATTTAATTCCGTTATGTTCTATGGACGTGTCATCAGTGCGTTGTTCTTTCAGAAACTTTTTTGCCATTTTTGCAATACTTTCTTTTGAAAAATAAACATAATATAAATTTCCAAGTTCGTCATAACGGTGAATCATTCTATTTGGCACCATTGCTGCACCGATCAAGATTTTTTTATCTTCATCATAAGCAAATGTCATTTTTTGGTTTTTGATTGTTTCCAATTTGTTTGATGCCCATTCAATTCCTGTAGTTCCACCCCAACCTAACCATGCAACATATCCTCTATCTTTCCATGGTGTATCTTTAAACTCAGGAGAAACTTCTGAATTTGTTTTATGTCTTTGAAAACCACTCATTCTTGAAATTGTTTCTTCTGAAATGTTTTCACCTTTACATAATTGGTTTGCACGGATCCAACCTACTTGTGTCATTCCTTTAACCTCATCACCATGTTCATCTCTCCATCTCAATGCTTTGCACGCATTATTTTTTGCTGACTCTGGATAATCATTATAAGTTTTAAATTCTTCTTTTTCCATTGCCATGGCTTCTTTAATTGGAACACAATTCGGAACCATTTTACCATCTTTTTCTTTAAGTCCAATTGGTTCATATCCTTCCCAACATGCATCTTCTAATCCTTCGAAATAATCTTCTGAAAATGGTTCTCTATTATATTTTGGAATAAATTGAGATCCATCTCTTGGGTCTCGATCTTTTTCTCTTTGTCTTTGTGTTGCTTTTCTTGGATTTTTTACATCACGAGGTGCATATAATCCTGTTTCACCAACTGCTATTGTTCCTTTGTTTCTTGTATCTGCCGCAACGACAACTTCTTGATCTATTACACCTTTTGATGAAGATCCAGAATTTCTAATATTACCTTGTTGTTTGTATATTAGTCTAACCCAAGCATGTTTACAATTGAATGATCCACGATATAAAAATATATTGTAATTGCCAAATTCAGGATTTGATAAATTCTCAATATCTTCTATTCTGTAAACTTTATTTCTTGAAATCATTTGTCTACAAAATGCTCTCGAATTAGAAGAGATTGGCCCTACATATTTGTATCTAACTCTAATATTTTCTGTATCTAGTTGTGATTCAGCGTTGGGATTTGAAAATTTTTGACTTTGCATTGTATGAACAACAGTTGGGGTTATTTTTTCGACCTTTACAATATCCCAACCATCATTTATTAGATCTTCATAATCTTCACCTTTTTCAAAAAGGTCTTGTTGATGATCACAAAAATCTTCACTCACCACATGATAAGGATTTAATTCGTCAACATCAAAATTTTGGCCACAACTACAACCTTGAGATTTAAATGCATGCCAATCTTCTTCATGTGCAGGTTTTGATACAAGTGAAATTGCTTCAATTCCACCTTGATCTAACTCATCA